AAGAAATTAGAGAAATTATATTTCGAGGACCATACAGAGGAAGAGTGGAAGAACCTAGTTGCTCTAGATAACAAATTGAAGAAGTCAGAAGAAGAGAAATCAGAGGTCGATTTCTATATCCCAAACAAGCCTATGTACAGGATATTCGAGATAGACGATATGAAATACATCAAGGGCCTCTCAGGTGAATTCGTCGTGCAGGAGAAATATGACGGAATGAGGATTCAAATACATAAGAAGGGCAGCAGCATCAAAGTGTTCTCATTCAATAAGAAAGACATCACGGACAAATGCAAGAAGCAGGTCGATGAGTTGAAGAAGAAGCATTTCGGTGATTGCACATTAGATGCTGAACTAGTTGGATTCAAGAGAGAAGAACCCGTCCATCGTGTCGATGTAGTCACTCATATATTCAAGAAGGAGGTTCCTGAGTTGGAACTGAAGGCACACGTATTCGACATCATGTATCATGAGGATAGGATTGTGGCGGAGGAACCCCTGAGAGAGAGGATAAACATCCTGTTCTACCAATACTCACAACACTCAACCGAGAATCTAGCATTCCCCTCCAAGAAGGATACGAGGATAGCAGATTCCATCGAAGAGGTGAATAAATACTCTGAGGATATCATGGAACTACCCGCATCTGAGGGAGTGGTAATCAAGGATATAGAGTCAACATACTATGTGGGGATACAGAAGAATCCCAAGTGGATTAAGTGGAAGAAGTTCGTTGACTTGGATGTCGTGGTGCTTGACAAGAAGAAGACGAACAGCAATCTCTTCTCATACTCATTGGGCATAGGGCCAGTAACTGCTGAACAGGCGAGAGAGAATAAAACAGTGGATATGGATGATGTCGCATATATTCCTGTAGGTAGGGCATTGAATACGAAAGAGTCTGTCGATGTAGGTTCAATCGTGAGAGTAAAGGTAGACGAGGTTAGAAGAAACGGGAAGGGATACTCACTGTACTCTGCCAAGGTCATAGAGATACCTGAAGTGAAGGAGTCAGACAAACTACAGACGTTGGAGTTATTGGCTGATGAGAGCAAGAAGTCTCTCATAGAGGAATCGAAGGATTACTCTGTAAGGATGGAGGGACTGAAGAAAGCGATAGTCACTGATGGGATACATGGTGATGCTGAGATAATACTCAAGTCCGAATTGGATGGCTTTCAGGTGTATGGCATCGAGGGAGATGACCTGATGGCTAAGAATGCCCTATACGACATAGACATATGGAAAGAGGAACTCACTGAGGTAATTAAGACCATACGCTCAGAACTTAGAAATGGAATATTTCAATTCTTAAAGGAAAAAGGTAAGCCAATGCCATACAAGGACATCCTAGAATTTGTCAAGGAAAAGCATGAGGACAAGTTTGAGGGATATGCTTTCAATGGCGACCAAGAGAAATTCAAGAAGTGGATGATGAGTCAGAACCATTTTGTATATGACAAGACAAAAGATACATTCGAGGAAAATGAAGAAGTCATTGCGAAGGATGCTAGTCAGAAGATGGGAAAGTTCGTCGTGAACAAGAGGAAGGATGACAATCTAGACTTGGTTCTAATGTATGATGATATGAGATTCGGCTGGACTATCGATATAGAAGACACCGAGGATATATTCAATCTATTCGGCAAATCGAACAAATATCCTGCGGAGATATCCACGAACCTACAGGGCGGAGACAAGTTAGACGAGGGGGAAGTAGAGTTCGGGGTGCAACGGCATGGGTATCATGAATACAGATTGAACGGTGACAAGTTCAAAACAAGGCTACATGCTAGAGTAGTTCCTATAGACGGAGAGGATTCTTGGATTGTATTCACAGGGATAAAGCAGGAGATGCTGGATTCTTCGGAAGATGATGGTTTGATTGACATAACCAAGGATAGGAATAAAAAGTTAACACTATCTAATGGTGAGTGACGATTCTATTAAATACCATAAATGTAAATAAGCGCAATCGTGCTAGAGCAACCAATTAGAATTGTTAGGCAAGTCGAGACAGACTTCTCTATTCTAAAAGCCGATAATCTAGTAATAGGCGGCTATGCTTCTATAGAGGTAGTTGACAAGCAAAACGACCTAATAACACTAAAGGCTCTAAATGAGGCTGTAGTGAAATTCATGGATGACAAGAAGTTTAGGAACGTCATGTCGAACCACTCCAATGTTCAGGTAGGAGAGGTAATAGAGTCCTACAGAGACACTAACGGAACTGTTCACAAGACCCATGTTGATGACGTTGGGTTCTATGTCGTAATAAAACTAAGAGATGACATAGAGAAGGCCAAGGAAATATCAAGGGGAATCCGAAAGGGAACCCTACGCTCTTTCAGCATCGGTGGTCAGGCACTATCGAAGCAGAAGAGGAACAACGACGAGTTTGGGGAGTACAATGAAATCGACAGACTCGAACTACACGAAGTCACAATTTGCGAGAAGGGCATAAACCCCGAAGCAAAATTTGACGTATTGAAAGAAGACAAAGGTGAAAAAATGACTGAGAAGTTAGAAAAAGCCCTTGCGGAACTCAGTACCTTGATGAAAGAGGTTGATGCCCTTTCAAAAGAGGAAATGGACGAGAAGGCCATGATGGGTGAGAAAGCAATGGGTGAAGAAGACGAAAAAATGATGACTGAAAAAGAAGACGAAGAAGTGGAAACAATGGACATGGAAGCAAAAGCAATGGATGATGACACACCAAGAGAGTCGGGAGACGAAGCCGGTGAGGAAGTTGTCGTTGCAGGGAAACCAGCAGCAACACCAGCAGCACTAGGCTCAGTTGCTAAAGGTCTTGAGAGCGGTGACTTCACCACTCTTGACCTATCCATTGAGAACGTCGAGAAAGCATATGAGCAGTTTAAGGCTGAGCAGTTGGAGAAACTAGCATACGATTCTCTATCTAAGCAGTTCGAGACTCGATTTGCTAACGAGATGGACATGAAGAAATCTCTTGCTGAGAGAGCAGAATATGATGCACACGCTGAAGTATCCGCACTCAAAGAAGAGTTTGCTGAACTACGCAAGTCTCTAACAGAGAGGAACGATGCAATCGTTAAGGCAGCAGTGCCTTCCCTCCCTGAAGAGGTACTACAATCCGTTGAGAATATCGCCAACATGTCGTGGGACGACATACACAAGATGGCGGGGAACTACTGAGGTGAAAAGAAATGAGTGGATATATTAAAACAATGAGAGATTTAGAAAGTTCTTCATATGGACTTACTGGCGGTGCTGGTAATGCTCTATTGAAGAGTCAGGCTGTAGTTGGTGGCCTTGGTACTGCACACGATGCCGGTACTTCGCTACTTACCGGACTAACCGGTACAGCAGACCTATACAACGTCCTTTACGGACAGAAAGTTTGGTCGATGCTTAACCAAGAGGTCAACGCATTGTCTATGGTTGCTAAAAGACCATACACATCATCTGGATGGAGGGTTCTAAAGAGCCGTCCTCAAGGTGGCAGTGGTTCGTCCTTTAGCGTTACATCCGGCGGAGCAGCAGGTTCAACATCTCCTGACCCGGCTATCATCGGTGGAGTTGCAGAGAACGCTTCTCTAGGTGGCACTGGTTTCGAGGCTCTTGCTCCTGAGTACGATAAACTGTTTGTTAGCCCAAAAACTGTGGCTCACTTGTTTGAGTTTACAGAACTTGGTATAGAACTCGCCGCTATTGATGACGGTGTAGGTGACATTAGGGCAATTATCCGTGAGGATATGGGTAAGCATCACGCTGAGTCTCAGAACAAGATGCTTCTGATGCCTTTCGAGAACTACGGTGCTGATGCTGGTGACACTTCAACACCTGATGATGACCTAACCGTTAACTACACTTCGCTCTTGAAGATAGTTTCTTCCTCCGATGAGATTGCAGCAATGGCTGCTGCTGACATGATTGGTGGCGGAACCACTGAGAGCGCAATGGGTGAAGAGATGCGAAACATCTTCGGAAAGGACAGAAACACAGCAGGAAACGGATATCTAGACGCTGTTGTTAACTTCGGAAGCAGTTATGCAGCAGGTGACGCAAGGCTACTAACACTAAGCCTACTTAACAGCGTTATCCGTGAAGTACGTGAGAACGGTGGAAACACCAAGGTCATGCTAACTGGATATGACACTGTTCAGGCTATTGGCGACTTACTACAGTCCCAAGAGCGATTCATGGACAGAAGGGAAATCGTGCCAACACACAACGGAGTTCGTGGTGTATCAGGTGCAGAGGTCGGCTTCAGGGTCGCTACCTACTACGACATCCCAATCATTCCATGCAAGGATATGACAAAGACGGGACTTGGTTCAAACAAACTCAGCGACATTCTGTTGCTAGACACTGACCACCTATGGCTTGCTGTTATGAAACCAACTCAATACTTTGAGGATGGTATCACTAACGGAAACCCATTCGGCGTTGGTAAACTCGGAAACCAAGGAATGTACAGGACAATCGGGGAAACCTGCTGTTCATTCTTCAAAGGACAAGCCAAGATTACGAACCTAAAGAGTGCGTGAGGTGATTAGGTGACGCATACAGTAACCTCATTAGCAGACCATAAGGGCTACACTGGCCCAAGGGCTGTTGGTGACGAATACTTTGTGGATGCTAACATCGAGATTTCCTCATACACTGAGGATGGCGAGATAATCACAGCAGCATCGCTAGGACTTACTAGCATCAGTGCTGCTATGATTACTGGCTGTGAAGTTGCATCAGGTGTTGCCCTAAACAGATTCGTAGTGGAACTGAGTGCAGCAGGTGCTTATGAGAGCAGCACATCATTCGCTCTTGTCGGTACTGTAGCATCTTCCGGTGCTGAATCTGCTAACAGCGACCTAGGGTTTGTTAGAGTCCGTGTTTACGGGAATCTCTAAATAGAACAACGAAAAGTTTAGTCCTGTCCCTCCTTTTTAGGGGGGGCGGGGCTACAACATAAACGTAGGTGCATTCAGATGGTTAAACTAAAACTGAAGAATAAATCAAGAGATGAGCCTTTAATACTCAGAAGAGGCGGAGTGACATACAGTATCACTTCGTCAGAAGAGGTAGATATGCCTCTACCATACGCCGTATATGTAATGGGCGATGCAATTTCATATCGATTCGACGCATCAGATAAGACTGATTTGCTCGCTGCTACAAATGACCTAGAGCGTATTATCCTAAAATTAGAGGGCGCAGCGTCATTGGATGCAGTTGTCACTAAACATTTCCCAAAGAAACTTTCCTCGGTCAAGGCGAAACCCAAACCAAAGGCTGAAGTCAAGGAAGAGACTGAAGTTAAGGAAGAGCCTGAAGTTAAGGAAGAGCCTGTTGTAGAAGAGGAAAAACCCGCTCCAAAGAAGAGGGGAAGACCCCCTAAGAAGAAGACCGACGATGCTTCTCCTAAGCCCAAGGCAAAGAAAACTAAGAAAACCGTCACCAAGGAGGAATAGGTATGACATGTAATTCCAGTGGTGTAAAAACATCAAGTGCAGTGATATCAAATGACAGGTGCAAACTAGTCAGCGTACACGCATCAGGCTTCAGTAGCACAGGCACAATCAAGATATTCAACAACACCGCAGCAAGCGGAACAGAACTCGTAAGACTATCATTCGATGCATCGAAGCAAGTTGCTGCGGAATTCGATATGCATGGGGTAATTGCAGATGGGGGGCTTTACTTGGAGATAACCGGCACTGCTGCTGTTTCTGTGGAGTTCGCCTGATATGAGTTACAATACATTTGAGGATGATACTCGCCTCGTCATGACAATCCTATTCGTTGGTGCTGTGAGCGGTGTCAACGTATACTTCTTCGCTACCTTCGGCTCTGCTTTTCTAAGCGTATACGGCCCCTATACCCTAGCAGTGCTATTCGGGGTATTGACAGTCGGAGGAATAATGATTCTGAAATCCCTGTTCGACTTGGTTCTGAACGAGTATATTGAGGATTTCCTACTACAGAGAAGCATCAATACCTATTGGGCTAGGAAGGCCAAAGACGAAGAGAACCGCAAGAGGGTTCGTGAGTCTATGCGTCAGTATGAAGAGTTTAGATTTA